ACACCAGACTCTTGTAGCTGTTCTACTAAGTGAGAACTGACAAACTCGTCAATGGCTACACCTAAGGCTTCCTCTACGTTAGTGGCTACAGGGTCAATACGAAAGTTCTGAGGTAAGATAGGACGTAGGCGTACTACAGTGCGCTTACTAATGTTAACACCTACAGCTTCCATAGCGCCACCCATGACTTCCTCAGTTGCAGGTTTCATCTCATTGATTTCTTCTAAGACTACTTCACCGATGCCATTACCAAAGACTGCACTATTGATAAGACACTCAGACACATCACGCCTGATCTTAGTCATGTCAAAGTCTTCATGTAGCTTCTTACGTAAGAACATAATGTCCTCAGTCTCTGAGTCGCCCATGTTATCTTTAATGTCAAAGTATTTACCACGACCAAAGGTAGCCTCTTCAATCTCTGCTACGTTAGACTCTACAGCTTGTTGTAAGGCAGGTGCAATGATCTGACTACGCTCTGCTTGTCGTGTCTTGTCTGAGGCATTCCAAATACCACGCCATAGACGATAGTATTCCTGATGCTTCTCGCTGTAGTTATTCTCGTAGTAGTCACCCCAATCGTCCACTTTAGTGAGTACCCAATCCTCTAAGGATTGCTCAATAATAATTGGGTCTGTACTTTCATTGTAATCGTTTTTCATATGTTTAGTATCCGCTGATTAAATCTAATGTTTCAAAGTCATCTTGTTCTTCAAAGTTGCCTATGTAAGCTACTTTAGCAAGTTGATCTACATAGGCTAGACTGTCTATTAGGTCATCATGTGTTAAGGGGTCAGGAAACTGGAATAGCTCGTCACAGAAGCGTGAATGCCAATCCTTCTTCTTCTTGTTAAGAGTTATACGACCATGCTCAAAACGTCCCTGTAAGGCCCACATAACCCTGTCAGTCTTCTTCTGGTTACCATGGGTTAGTTCCTCAACTCTAAAGAAGAATGACTGTCTCTTCATCATATCCATTAACGGAGACATAACAGCTTGTTTTGATATTCCTTTCTCAATACCAACGGATAAAGGTTTATAATCTTTTACTGCTTGGAATATTTTAGTTGCTGTTTCATCTAAAGTCCACCTGCCATAGATCATGTCCTCAACGAACCAACCCTCTTCATTGACAAAAACAATAGCTAGGGAAGAGTTATCCAATCGGCTAGTCTTACCTTTCTTCTTACTGACATCTTGGAAGCCAGCTAAGTCAATGGCTATGTAATAGTCTCCATCACTTGTAGGCCTAGTGCCAAATTGTAGCCATTCCTCTTTAAACATCTCAGAACCTTGGTTCTTAAAGGAGGCCATAAACTCTTGTTGGAAAGCATGGGTTGACATACTCTTCTTAGCTACGTCTATCTCCTCAGGGTCTAAGGTTTCATTGTCGTAGCTTGTGAAGTGCCAAGCACTAAAGGTGGCATCATCATCCCCACTTAGCTCTGCGTACTTGTATAAGTCATAGAAGTGGTTACGACCCTTGGGGGTGCCTATGAATAAGCAAGAACCCTTTTGGTCTGCTAATGCAGGTCTTAAGATTTCCTCAAACACCTCAGGTTTCATGTCTGCATACTCGTCTAAGCATAGGAACTTAAGGCTGACACCACGCATCGTGTCGGGTCTATCGGCTCCCTTAAGGCTTATGGTTGCACCATTGACTAAGGTTATTTGCATATTGTTGATGTGGGAACTACGGATTACTGGTTGACCTAGCTCTACTAGAAGACTCCACATAATGTCTCTAGCCTGACCCTGTGTGGGTGCTACGTAGAAGACATGGGAGTTAGGCTTATCGGCTTGTAAGGCATTGACAATAAGAAGCCAAGCAGCTAGGCGGGACTTACCACACCTTCGTCCTGCGGCTACTACTCTAAAGCGAGTAGGGTCTGCCCATACTTCCTTCTGCCAATCTAATAGCTCTATGTTTAAGTCGCTCATACTACAGTGTACTCCCCTTCTTGAGCATCTTCCTCAGGGTCTTGGGAACCTGAGACATCGGTAGAGCCGACACCAGTAATGTTTATTTGGATACTACTCTTGCCACTACCCTTAATGATTTCTTTCTCAAAGGCTGCTACAGGAGCTACCCTGTCCATGACAAGCTTCCATGCTGAGGCTTGATTCTTATGGTCATTGTCTAAGGCTGCATCAAAGATAGCCTCTAGGACTTTAGCTGACTTAGGGGAAGCAAGCATCCTAGCTTTGTACTCATTGATAATTGTAGCGTCACCCTTAGGCCGACCAATAATACCCTTAGGTTTCTTTAGTGATGACTTAGGTGGCCTACCTCTGCGTTTAGCAACTGCGGGTTCTTTTGTTACTGACAAATCAATTACCTCTTTGTTGAGATTGAGTCTTACTTAAGTATACTTAAGAATCTTTAATTGATTCATTATGAATAAACTGTAAGAGTCTTAAGTATACTAAAGATTCTTAAGTAGTGCTTTAATTGATCATTAATGAATAACTAAAAGGTTCTTAAGTAGAAGCTTTACAACTTAAGTATATTATAACATATTTAGAGCAGAATGTCAATATATTTCTTGTGTTTCTTTTGTAACTTTATGTAACTAATGTTCTTCCTTTAGGTTACACATGAGAATAACTCTCATTCCCGTGTACACCAAGGGTTTGCCCGTGTTTTCTTTTGTAATCTTTTATTGACTTTTGTCAAAGTAAAATGCTACTTTTTTGTGCTTGAGTGGTAGCCACTGTAACTACAGCCAACGCCAGCCCCCCCGCCCCCTAAAGTTATCCACAGGTTATCCACAGGTTACACACAGGTTACACACAGGTTATCCACAAGCCTCAAGGCACCTGAGTTATCCACAGGTTATCCACAGGCTACCTAAGGACTTGAGTTATCCACAGGTTATCCACAGGTTCTTGAGTTACCACAGGTTTACACTGATTGTCAATAGCGTGACTATTGTGGCTTGTGTAGTCACAGGTTTACAAGTGTGTGCCAGTGTGGGTGCCTATGGAGACATGAGTAACCTGTGCATAACCTGTACATAAGTTACATAACTTATCCACAGGCCCATTAAGGCGTCTATATGCTCGCCTATGACATGCTAGTGAATACCTATGCTATGACATGGGTAAAGTATTTACTCTATTTAAGCTTATATTGTTTACATTGGTTTACTTATGTGTTAGGTACGCACGTGCGCACAATAGATAGGCGCTGGTATAAACTTGGCATGATACTTGCTTAAGATACTCGCACTACAATGGTGCGCCCTAGCACTATAATGGTGCGTGTCTCTAGCCCTTGCCATGCCTAGTTATCAGGCAATAGTGTCAATATAACGTCATATTTATGCACTACTATGGTGCATTGGTGCTATGTGTACTTTAGGCCTATATCACCTCTAGCCCTTACCATGCCTACGTTTGCCATTGTTGGCACGTGTATTGCATTAAGTCTAGTGTCATCAATACAACAGGCCACAGGCCACAGGAGCATTACTATGACTACTAACTACACCACAGACGCACAAATAGACGCACAAGGCCTTAAGCATGAGGAATGGCTAGAGGCTAGCATGAAGGCTCAACGTCATATGTTTAATACTGCTAGAGGTAAAGGTATCGCCATCATGTCGTGGAAGGATACAGACTTCCATGACGATCATCATTACGTAGTTATGGCACAAAATGACAAGCTTGAGTTTGTCACGTGGGTATGGGCGAATGGTGGCTTCCACAATGGACACTATTTTAATGGTGATGAAATAGCGGCATGGACAGATTATCAGGAGCGCACATAATGACTATATATACGACTGATATGATTAAAAAATACCTTGCTGCTATAGAAGCCGCCAAAGCAACACAATGGCAACAATTTCTATATCGTAAATGGCTAAGAAAGCAAGGTTAGACTTAGGCCAATTACATAACGCAAGCATAAACAATAAATGAGGTATCACCATGTTACTAGGCACTAAACGCACTAAAATAGCTAAGGCCATTAAACCTAAGGCTTTAGGCTTTGTATTATATGAAGGCCCAAGCGCACTAACAGGCGACCCCATTGTCGTGATAATCACGTTAAAGACTAGCAATAGGAAAACAGGG